GACTGCATCAGTGATGCAGGAATAAACTCTTTAGCAAATAAAAATAGATGTGCGCCACCAGACTTAGATCTAAATGTGACTAATGGAAAACTAAAACCTTTTATGTTTCTCATCAAAACTAGGTGATCGATATTATATACATCTACATCAATACAACCCCACTTACACATATTGTCTTCGTTTATAGGTATGACACCTAGAGCAGGATCTTTACCAGCTAGGTGATCCTCCCAAAGATTATCAGTGACTGGTTGTCTTTTTATAAAAGCCTTACCATCTGCTTTGCCTTTGTCGTTTGTCGCTCCTGATAATATCAGCTGACCATACGCACTGTTGTTGCCTTCAAATATCTTTTTAAACTTCACTCTTTCGTGGCCTCCCTGTTTTTGGTTTGCCTCTGTTTGGTCTAAACGTAGGCTTGCAAATGTCGTTGCAATATATTTTACTTTTCTGCCACTTCGTTATCTCGAACTGTTTTTTGCATGTCGGACAAATTCTGTTCATTTAATTTTTTAATCCTCTCTTCTTTCTGTTTCTTAGACTCCTTTAAACTTATATCCCATAGCTCATCTTCGGCTAGCCACACCTCGTCAAAAGTCAGAGACGCGTAAGGGGGGGAATATTTACGCGTCTCTTTCATGATTAAAACGGCACCGCGTCTTTCGACTTAGTGTCTTCTTCACCATGTTTTGCAGTAACGTCACCCTTATTAGCGCTTACAGCAAAACTCTTTGCCTGCTCGTATAGACCTTTGTCTTGAACAGGACCAACCTTTTCAATGTTCCAACCAAACCAAGTCCCCTTGTCATTTGATTGTTGCACTGTCTTTAGTTTGTACACGTGACTGCACATAGCTGGAGTGAACATACCATTCTTACCTTTAAGTTTGATACTGTTCATCATAGAGTTCCATGACCTACTCACTTTTAGTTGTGTAGATTTCATAGAAATCAAAGCAGCCTCACCTGACTCCAACAGCACAAAGTATGATGCTGTGTTCTCTAGATAATTACCATTTGGTAATCTATCTTTATAACTTGCATCACGAGTTGCCTCTTTAATTATGCCGCTATCGACAGAGTGTATCGCGATAGGAGCACTTGTGCCCTCACCACGATCAGACCATTCAACGTATTCACGTTTGTAATAACATGGTATTACGCTGACTCCTTCTTCACCGTCGTAGAGTTGCTTAGTCACGGTATTAAATATCATACCTGGTTCAGCACCTTCCACATATTTTGCATCCCGTTTGTTAGTCTCGGGAGACAGTTGACCTAACACTCTAAGAAATGGCAATGCAAAGT